TGTAGTCCGAAGACTGATAATCCGTTGCTCATCATTAGTAATAATGTTGTGCCCGGTTATCTAGGTGGATACGAGTACATTAGTGTTAATAGCTATCGCTATTATACTAATTTTTGTCCTCTAATCCACACGTCTCCGCCTACAGCCCTTGCTGTTTCATTACCTTCTGAAGGTGCTGATATGGCTACTGCCATGGCTAGGACTAATCCTAACCGTGCCAGTGTGTCAATACCAACCTTCATTGCGGAAATGAAAGACTTCCCTGAGACGATCCGTGATCTTGGAAGAGCAGCGCTTGCTATTAGGAAAAGAAAGCGTCCTCGCGGCAGTACTGCCGCTGGACACTACCTTACCTATCAGTTTGCGATTGCTCCCCTTATCTCGGACGTCAAGAAGCTTTTAGACTTCCAGAACAAAGTCAACTCTCGTTGCAATGAACTGAATCGTCTAAATTCTAAGGGAGGTCTCAAACGACGCATCAACTTAAGTGACAATTCTACCTCTTCTCGTGACACTGTCACGATAGAGTCTAGTCTTGGATCTGTCATCCGAACTCGGCGTGACACATCAACTCAAGCTAAGCGCTGGGCCACCATACGGTGGAAACCAGTTAGCTCTCTTGATTTTCCACTTGAGCAGCAGAAACGTGCACTGGCAGCTCGGTTAGTGGGGGGGTTGAACCCCCAGTCACTAACGACAACAGCTTGGGAATTAATTCCGTGGAGCTGGCTGACAGATTGGTTTCTGAACGTTCAGAATTTCCTCGAAGCTCATGCTAACACTGTACCGGTCACAACGGCCAGTAAGTGTGTCATGACTTCTTGGGAGACCAAACGCACTGCTGTCCGCGCTGACTCCATTACATGGGTTCAGGGCGGAGATGCATCGGGTAAAACTAGTGACAAGCACCGCTATGTCGCTGGTCCTACACTCAACTCGTCGCTCCCGTTTCTCAACGGGGGCCAACTGTCGATCCTAGCAGCGTTGTCTATCAACCGTGTTGGGCGATAGACGAGTACCGTCGTGAGACGGCACAGCTAGGAGTACACACATGTCGCTAGGTACAACTCTTACGATCACTTTGGATGGTTCCGGTGGGACCGCTAAAGTTCTTCCTCTTATCAATCAAGATGGTTACGGCTCGGAATATTTCCTTGACGAAACCACTGTCCAGTGGCGAGCGAAAGTTCGCCATTCGAAGGACACTGTGAAAGCGGGTTCTCAACCTTTTGATCGTCACACTGTGACTTTCTCTCGGTATCTGAAACCGGTTTCGCCGTCCCTTATTGGCAGTTTGACTGAAATCTCAATGGTGATCAGGAATGATCCCAATGGGGTTGCTTCAGACCAGATTGACGTCAGCGAAGCCATGAGCTTTTACATGGTAAAAGCAGGTGGCATCGCGGCGAAGCTTCTGGGTTGGGAATCTTAATTCCTTTCCCTTAGGTCTCGCTCTTCTACTCGTATGAGTAGTTGATGGCGCAGGAAGCCGATTACTCGGGTCGTTTGCGTTTACGTAGCCGTAGATCATGAACTGGAGAGTCCATGAAGAATAGCTACGAAATGTATGTACAGGGGCTATACGAGGCAATCCTTGCGGAAAGCCTCGCTAGGTACCCACATCTCCAGTTGGATTTCAAGCGGGATCACTCTCGCCTTGTTTCCTGCTTAGAAGCACGGGGACTATCATTTGTCATGATAGACCTCGTTGAATTTGGAAAGCACTTTGACAAGTGCTTAGCCAAAGAGCGCCTAGTCCTTTCGGGTCTGCCCGCTATGCGGGCCTACCGAAAGGGGAGCGTAGTGCCTCGATTATTCAAGGGACTGCTCTTGCGCGTCTTCCAAGCTACTGGAGAGCTTCGTAACGACGTCGACCATGACTCAATCGTACTCCTTCGTCAGCTATACTACGCTGCGAAGAAGTTTCGTATGGAGTCAAGTGATGCCCGAAAGCAAAAAGCAATCGAAGCATTCTTCGAAGTCGAAGCCACAGTTCGTCGTGGATCCCGTGAATGGGATTTCGACGATCCAGCATGGGATAGAGAATGCAGCGTCCTTACTGGACAAAGTAATCGCTATCCTAACTGTTCTCAGGGCGATCTTTTCGCCGATGAGACCGTGGACTCCACCGGATCAGAGAGTCTGAGTAGCATCCAAGCTACCTTCGACTTATTCTCATCCGTCATCGGGGTCTTTAACCCAGATGAGTGGAGAACGAAGCATGGACCAGGTGCAGTATCGGACAGATCAGGCGGTCATAGTAAATATGACTTTCCTACCTGGCCCGATAAACTCGAGCATACCTTTCCTATGTCACGATTTGCTTTCGCAAATTATGGCCACTGGGTTGAGTACGCTCGTGAAGCAAAAGAAAATTGTGGTCGTTTCTCTCGAAACGAACCTCCCTCGAAACTCATACTTGTACCAAAGACACTTAAGGCTCCTCGGCTTATCGCCTCAGAGCCTACAAGTCATCAATGGTGTCAACAGAGTATCAAGGATTTTCTTTCTTCACGTTCTGAGAGGACCATTCTTGGAGGATTTATCTCTTTTAGAGATCAAACTCCTAACATGGAACTCGCCAGACGAGGATCCCTCCTATCTGATATCGGAACAATTGATTTGTCCGAGGCATCAGATAGGCTCTCTACATGGCTTGTAGAGCGTGCGTTCCGTAGAAATCCTACGGTTCTCAATGCTCTACATGCTACGAGAACGAGATGGGTACTTAATACCATCTCTGCGAAGTCACCGAAGTACCACAAGCTTCGGAAGTTCGCCTGTATGGGATCAGCCTGCACTTTCCCGATCCAGTCCGTCATATTTCTCGGTATCGCCGTTGGAACTGTGCTTGCACAGTACCAATTGGCTCCTACCTTGAAG